TACAGTTGTTTAGCTGAAACTTGTTTACGCCAGTAGCCTTTACGAAATATCGTCCATCTTGGAGCTTCTGAGGCTCTGCAAACTCCATGTACTTATTACTCACAAAATAATTATTTAAAGAAAGCGAGCTTTATACATGTATAATGTCTACTGATATGGATACTCTCATGAAGGAACTCAAGGTTATTCGTCGCGAACTCCACAAGGTTTTCAAGCTCCTGGATGATCCAGACGGTGAAAAGGCTAAGCTTCGTTCTGAGCACAATGGATTCAAAAAGCCACTGAATGTCACACAAGAGCTACGTAGCATTCTCAACCTCGAGCCTGATCAAAAGATTTCTCGTTCTGAGGTTACCACAAAGATTAACGAGTACGCCAAGCTCAACAATCTGAAGAATGGTCAGGAGATTCTTATGAATGACACACTCAAGGCTCTTCTTACACCACCAGAAGGGACAAAGGTTACATTTATGAATCTTCAAACATTTCTCAATCGTCACTATGTCAAGGATGAACCAGTAGAGCCAGAGTCACACCCTGCTGAGACTACAAAGCCAAAGCGTCCTCGAGTAGTAAAAAAGGCTTAAAAATAAAACATTCGTACATTATATGATTAGTCTACAAGAAATTGAAACACTTGTAGGTACAAAGATTAATAATATATCCTTGTACATACAAGCATTTACTCACAAGTCCTTTAATAAGGATGTTCACTATGAACGACTTGAATTTATAGGTGATGCTGTAATAAAATTTGTTGTGACCAAATACTTGTATGAAAAATTTCCAAATGAAGATGAAGGCTTTTTAACACGTGCTAGAACAAAGATTGAACGATCAGAAACTCTTGCTGCATTTTCTCGATCTCTCTTGTTTAATACATACATCATGATGGATGAAAAAGCTTTGAGAAATGAGTGGAATAATAATGACAAGATTCTTGAAGATGTATTTGAAGCTTTTGTGGGTGCAATATATCAAGACAAGGGGTTGGTGTATGCTAGAGATTTTATATTGAATATTCTTGAAAGATATACAGTATCATTCATAGATGATAATTATAAAGATATGTTGATGAGATATTGTCAAGCACAAAAGATTCAAAATCCATTGTATATTGAAGTGCAGACAAGAGATGTATTTAGATCTATAGTATTTATAGAAGGTGTCCAAAAAGGAATGGGATATGGAAAGACGAAAAGGCAGTCTCAGCAAGAAGCTGCTAAAGATGCAATTAAAACCCACAACATCTTTATTCCTAACCATGCATCCAAGAGTCGCTGAGCTTTTAGAAGTAAAGTTTGATGCACAAAAAAGTGCTGAATGGCTTAGATTGAGAGGTACAATGCTCACAGCTTCAGACGTTGCCACTGTTATTGGATTGAATCCATACGAACGAAATTCACAAAGTCTTTTATTGAAAAAGTGCTTCAAGTCCAAGAATGCATTCAAAGGGAATGAATATACTCTTCATGGTGAAAAGTACGAGTCTGAAGCAAGAGATTTGTACTGCGAAAGAGCATATGATATGGGTCTTTCACAACACAAAAATCCCAAAGCATTCGATCTCGGATTGGTTCAACACCCAACTATACCATGGTTAGGTGGCTCTGCAGATGGAATCACAGAAGATGGTATTCTACTGGAAATAAAGTGTCCTCCAAAACGAGAAATAAAAAAAGATGTTCCAAAACATTATGTTCCACAAGTCCAATTACTGATGGAGATTTTAGATTTGGAAATGTGTCATTTCATTCAGTACAAACCAGCTCAAGTGTTTGGGAAGGAGGAATTTGTAGTGACTGAAATAAAGAGAGATAGAGGATGGTTTGAAAAGTATCTTCCAGTCATGAAACGTTTTTGGGACCAAGTAGAGCAAAAGAGATTATACGGATTGTGTGATATTATTTAATCTTATATATATATATATGAAGTGTATTTGTAAAAAAAGAATTACAATGCTGTCATGTAAATACTGTTCAAACATGTACTGTTCGTTTTGCATAGGCCTTAAAGAACATGAGTGTTCAGATGGTTTGAAAGTCAAATTCGCTGATAATAAAGACTATCTTGCTAAAACACTCACAAAGGTTGTAAAGAGCAAAGTTTAATGAGACTCGTGAAATACGTTATTCCCCCTTGAGTATGCATTGTCATATACACGAGGTGGATACGATGGTGGTGGTATAAAGCCTCGTCCAGTTGTAGATATTGGGACATAGTCACCTGGAACTATAACATTGGGTTTTACAGTTAAAGGAGCATATTTAGATGTAGTATGTGGCAAAAGAGCACCATTATAAGCGACACCTGGAAACGAAAGCTGAGAATTGAAAGGATAATCTAGAAAGGATGTATTATTCTTTAGTGCTTTTAAATCCATTGTTATATACATACATTTTCTTTTTAACCTTATTCTTGTGTAAAGACCACATTTCATCGAGATCAATCCCTAGCATATATGACAACTGAAAAAGATAACTAAATACATCACCCATTTCCAAGACTACATCTAGACCATTATTTTTCGAAGTGTTTGTCTTCATACAATACTTCATATGATGTCTTATTGCTGAAGCCAACTCTCCACATTCTTCTACATATAATAGAAAAACTCTTTCGAGAGAAACCTTGTCCCACCCATTCCTCTTACAAATTTCTGCAGTTTCATACTTGTATTGATTCATCTTGTATATATAGAATGTCTATGCTTTAAACGCCGGTTTTCATTAAACCAGTCTTTAAACCTGTAGCTCTAACATTCATAGGGAGAGCCATTGGTATTGGTAGTCTCCCCATGTTATCCTGATTAAACTTGTAATTCTTGAGCTGAGGTGTCATGTGTGCAACTGCTCTATCAACAACCTCCTGATTTATCGAATTCAACTGTGATATATCGCTTGGTCTCAACTGAGCAAATATAGTTTGCATCATAACCTGTAGACTCGTCCTGTTTTGTGGCTGGGTCTGAATATTCTGTTGGTCGAGTATAGCATCTACAATAGCATTCTGTAAATATGAAACATTCTGATCAGAAAAGAATGCTTGATAGATTTGAGTCTTTGTAGCCATTAGTATACAATGATATAAAAATATAAACAACATATATAATAACAATGATTGTCATCAAGAGAAATGGAAATGCAGAATCAGTCAGCTTTGACAAGGTTACACATAGAATTGAAAAACTATGTACAAATCTAAATGTCAATCCACACAAGGTTGCTCAGAGAGTATTTGGCTCTATGATTGACCAGATGCACACTCATACGATCGACTCGCTGTCTGCAGATGTAGCATCATCAATGACTACTGAGCACCCTGATTACGATAAACTCGCTTCAAGAATCCTGGCTTCAAATCTTCAAAAGAAAACACCAAGATGTTTCACAGATGCAATGATTATAAATCGTACATTACTATCTCGTGATTTTATAAAATATCTGTCTCTCACTCATGATACATTCATTCATCATGAACGGGATTTTGATTTTACATATTTTGGATTCAAGACTCTTATGAATGGATATCTCATGCCCAATGAAACACCTCAATACATGTTTATGAGGGTTGCTATAGCAATTCACAAGGATGACATTTCTAGAGTCAAAGAGACGTATGAATACATGTCGAGACACTATTTTATACATGCTTCACCAACACTGTTCAATGCAGGTACACCAAATCCTCAAATGTCATCTTGTTTTCTCGTCGCGTCCAAAGGAGATTCGATCAATGGAATATATGACACGATAAAAGAGTGTGCTCAAATTTCAAAGTGGTCAGGTGGAATAGGAGTACATATTCATGACATTCGAGCAAAGGGGTCTCAGATACGAGGTACGAATGGATTGTCTGATGGCATCATACCAATGTTGAGAGTGTACAACAACACTGCGAGGTATGTGAATCAAGGAGGACATAGAAAGGGTGCGATTGCAGTGTATTTAGAACCGTGGCATGCAGACATTATGGACTTTCTAGAGCTCAGACTCAACCAAGGTGATGAAGAAGCACGTTGCAGAGACTTGTTTACTGCTCTTTGGATTCCAGACATGTTCATGAGGGCAGTACATGATGACATCAACTGGTACCTCATGTGTCCTGACGAGTGTCCAGGACTTTCAGATGTTTTCGATGAAGAGTTTGACATTTTGTATTACAAGTATGTGTCTGAGAAGAAGTTTAAGAAGATTGTAAAAGCTAGAGATGTGTGGAATGCAATGATAAAGTCTCAAGTTGAAACTGGTACGCCTTATATGCTCTACAAGGATCGAATCAACAGAAATAGCAATCAACAAAATCTAGGAACAATAAAGTCGAGCAATTTATGTTGTGAAATAACAGAGTACTCAAACCCAGCAGAGACTGCTGTATGCAACTTGGCGTCTATATCTCTTCCAAAAATGATCAAGGATTCAAAGTTTGACTTTGAAGAGTTGAAAGTTGTCACTAGAATATTGGTGAGAAATCTGAATAAAGTGATTGACAACAACTTTTATCCAACACTTGCATCTGAGAATTCAAACACAAAGCATAGACCGATTGCAATTGGTGTTCAAGGCTTGGCTGACGTCTTCATGATGCTAAAGTATGCGTGGGGGTCAAAGGAGTCGAGACAATTGAATATTGACATTTTCAAAACCATCTACCTTTCAGCTCTCGAAGAGTCTTGTGAACAAGCTCGTCTCTACGGATGCTACGAATCATATCGAGGGTGTCCAATCGATTGTGGAGTATTTCACACTGATTCATGCAATGTAGATTGCATACCAGCAGTTTTGAGAGAAGGAGTTTGTAAATATGGGTTGAGAAACTCTCTCTTGGTTGCTCCAATGCCAACAGCTTCAACAAGTCAGATTTTAGGAAATAACGAATGCTTTGAGCCATACACTTCAAACATGTATGTGAGGAGAACACTGGCTGGAGAGTTTATAGTCATGAACAAACATCTCGTAAAGGATTTGGTGGATATGGGACTATGGAACAAAGATACGAAAGACGCAATTATTCAAAACAATGGTTCTGTTGAAAATCTAAATATTCCTGACAAACTGAAAGAGCTCTACAAGACTGTTTGGGAGATTTCACAAAAAGTAATTATAGACATGGCTTCAGATAGAACACCATATATCGATCAATCTCAGTCTATGAATCTACACCTGGAAGATGCAACAGAGACAAAAGTTAGTTCTATGCTTATGTATGGTTGGAAAAAGGGACTAAAGACTGGTTTGTACTATCTGAGAACTCGACCAAAGACACAAGCTATTCAGGTGACTATAGCATGTACGAGAGAGTGTACATCTTGTTCAGCCTGAACCCTTCCACTTGTAACAGCTAAACACATTCTTTACAGGAACTGAACTGAGTCTAGAAAATTCATCTATAGTATATTGATCACCCATAGACCCATTGCAGGTTGAGCACAAAGGTCGCAAGTTGTCAATGTCGAGAGTGCCACCTTTGCTCTCTGGGGTGTTATGACCACATTCCCAATTGAATGGTGTTATGATATTCTGACACCAGTCAACCCAACATCTCGCCTCGAATTTCTTTCCGACATAGGTTAACCACACTTGATTTCTCAAAGCTTTTGGAATCTTCTTCTTGGGAGACATACAGATAAAGATAGTGAAATGTTTATATATATGTTGTGGTCTGATGTTGACTTTAATTCACTAGAAATTGGCGATGTAAATCAAACGACAAATTTTAAATTTAAAGAACCTCTGAGGTTTCAGATTCCAGATTCTATGTGTATATATGGATTATCAAGATATAGTGAAAGAGATGATTATAAAATATCATTGTCAATTGATAATCAAGAGTTTATAGATTGGTTTGGAAAATTGGAGAATTGCTTCAAACGAACGCCTTGGTCTAGCACATTGTCTTCTGGTACAATCAAACTAAAGGTTGATCCTGCATCATGGATTTTTAACAAGAATAGAGAGATTGACGAGGCTGATTTATGTGATGATAAATTTCAAGGATACACTGTAAAATGTATCGTTGAAATTAATGGTGTATACCATTTTAAAGGTTTTTATGGCTTTCTAATTCGCACCTATCAGCTAATGTACATTGAAAAGCAAGAATGTGTCATTGAACTATCTACATGAATAGACCAGTGCTGCGTGGAAAGTGGCGAGGTCCACGTCTGACACCTCGGTTTCTGCGCACTCTTCGCTCTCTGAACATTTCACCGAGTTCTCTACCAAAATCTTCGTGGTGTCTGCGACGACGAGAACCAACTCCTGCTGCACGTCTGCGTCTGCGAGCCATTGATAGAATGTGCTCTCTGTGCTCTCTGTAGTAGGTGCGAGCATGAGCCCGTTTTGCTGAGTGGGTTCGGCGGCGGCGAGAACCAACCCCTGCTGCACGTCTGCGTCTGCGAGCCATTGATAGAATGTGCTCTCTGTGCTCACGGTAGTATCTGCGGGCACGCTCTTTGTGTTCAAGCCTGCGACGATGTTCTCTTCGAACGACACTCATTTATTATTACACTAGAAAATATTTATGGGAGCACAATTATTCCCCTGGGTCTTTCACCTCTCCGTCTCATAGCTGACGCAATTCTTTTAACTGCCCTGGCGCGAGTCATGAGTGCTGGGTTTCTTCGTGCTGCTCTAATCTTACTCTTAAACTTGTACCGCCCATCTTCGTGCACTATACCAGACTTTGTAACACCCCCTGGTGTCATGCGTGCAGTTCCGTTATAAACTTCAACCTTACTACCGATTCTTTTTACAATCATTTATACTATATACATATATTAATTATATACAAGAGCACCAATACCCCCTGAACAGTGAAGCAAATTATATGACCTGGAATATATATTTATACTCTGTGATGATGTGCTTTTTGTGTTGTATACTGTAATAATAACACTTCCGAATCGAGAAATGTTTAAAACGCCTGATAGTTTCTCGGGGTCGAGTGCAAAAGAATATACTCCTGTAGTTTTACTTGGTGTTATAGTATGATATTGAAATGGTCGTATCACAAATAATGATGTATAACTCTCATCAAACAATACATATCCATTTAGTTCAAGTGTTATGCGGCTTATATGTGCATCACTCTCTATCCAAAATTCACGCACTGGGTCATTGAATACAAGATTATATCTAGATGTTGTTGTGTTTGGTTGTATTATGAATGTATTCAAATCATTTTGTTTGATTAGATTTGTATATTGTAGTTGAGGATATACATTATAATCTACATATTCAATCATTACTTCAGATTGAATGAATGGAATAATTGGTACAGGATCAAATTGATATATACCACCATCAGTAGTTAAATAATTAAATCTTGGACCTGCCACAATTCCACTCGTGTAAAAGAAGTAATCAGGTTTATTTAATAATGCACCTAAATTATTAACTATTGTCCATGCAGAAT